TCAAACGGCTCCATTATATGCTCTTCCAATTCTGCAAGATAACTTTTGGTTGTTTTCGGCTCCCAACGCAAGACCCTTTTATTTATATGATCCGGGAAGTGTGTAGGTATTTCACCCTGTACCCAGTTGTCATAAACACCTTTTGGTGCAACGATTAATGCGGCGTCTATTTCCCCCTGTTCAAACAACACACCGATATTATCTATAACAACTTTTGATTTTCCTGTACCCATCTCCATAAAGAGTGCATAGTACTCCTTATCCCAACACTTCTGAAGTGTATTTAATTGGTGATCGAATGGTTTTGTTTTAAATTCATATTTCTTCATGCTCTACCCCTTGACTATAGGAATTTATAAGAGTATATGAAAATATGTCAAGGCCCCAAAAAGGTCTTTAACAACGAACCACGGACCACGAAGGAGACTATATGTCAGAGGATCTGATACAACAAATGGAGCAAGACTTTGAAGAAAAGTTTGCCTCTAATTTGGAAAAGACTGACGGAGGCGCACTGAAAACAGTAGCCGAGTTAGCAAGAATAATAAAAGCAAAAGAACAAGAGGTTGCAGATTTAGAGCGGCAGTTTAAAGATGCCAAAAAAGATTTGCTGCGTCTAACAGATGAGGAACTACCCGCATCTATGGCAGAAATGGGGCTTGCCTCGTTTACCTTGGATGACGGTTCCACCATCGACGTGAAACCAACTTATGGTGCATCGATCTTGGTTGCAAACCGAGAAGCAGCGTATGAGTGGTTGAGGGACCACGGTTACGACGACATTATCAAGAATGATGTGTCGGTATCGTTTGGTCGGGGGGAGGATGATATGGCGGGATCTTTCAAGGCTCTTGCTGAAAAAGAAGGATATGTTCCTCAACAGAACACAAGTATTCATTCCCAAACACTTAGAGCTTTTGTTCGCGAAAGAGTGGAGGCGGGCGATGAGTTTCCAATGGATTTATTTGGGGCCTATGTTGGGCAACGCGCAGTTATAAAAGGAGCAAAAAATGGGTAAAGCTGTAACCAAAGCAAACAAGTCAGAAATGGCTGAATTTGATCCGTCTATGTTTGAGGCGGATGCGGGTGATGGAATAAGAGATTTGACGCAAGAGGATCTGGCACTGCCGTTCCTTAAAATCTTATCTGGTCTTGATCCGCTGTTGGATGAACTTGACACTGCACGACGCGGTGATCTTTACAACACTGTGTCTGGTCAGGTTTATAGTGGTAAGGATGGGATACGTGTTATACCCTGTGCTTACCAAAGGCGTTTCATTCAGTGGGCACCAAGAGGATCAGGGAGTGGTGCGCCTCTAGCTATATTTGAAACGCAACAAGAGTGTCCTCCTGTTAAACGCAGCGAGGACGATAATAAGGACTACGTTGTAAACGGCGACGGTTCTTATATTGAAGAAACGCATCAACACTTTGTTGTCATTATCAATGAAGATGGTTCTGCTGAGACTGCGTTGATTGCGATGAAGTCCACTGCGCTTAAAAAAAGCCGTAAGTGGAATAGCATGATGTCCTCGGTACAAATGCAAGGAAAGAACGGTCCGTTTACGCCGCCTCGCTTTAGCCAAGTATATCATCTCAAAACTGTTCAAGAAGAAAACAGTAAGGGTTCGTGGCACAATTGGGAGATGAGCCGCGAAGGACCTGTGACCGATGGTGGTTTATACAAACGCTCCAAAGATTTTTTTGAGAGCATCACTAGCGGTGACGTGGTCGTGAAACATGAAAACGAGGACGCATCTAAACAGGGTACCTCAGATGACAAGACTGAGGCTCCGGCTGAGTCTCCGTTTTAGTTTCACAGGGCGGCCTAGTGTCAGGACGGGCCGCCCACCCTTTGAGGTAAACCATGTCAGTAGAAAAATTCTCAGCCATTTTTGATGGCTTACAAGAAGCATATGGTACTTATAAAGTAGAGACGAAACAGTCTAACGGTAAGAATACAGGCAAAGCCGCGATTGTACGCGAACCACGGACCAAGAAACTCTGGGAGGGCCACCTGTCTGGTAAAGGCAGTTCAGTCGGCATCATCCCGATCAATGCTGAAAACAAATGTAAGTGGGGTTGTGTCGATGTTGATCAGTACCCGCTCGATCATAAGCTTCTGATTGAGAAGATCAGGCGTTTGAAATTACCTTTGGTCGTGTGTCGATCAAAGTCAGGTGGGGCACACTGCTTTCTCTTCGCATCCGAATGGGTCGAGGCAAGAGACATGCAGAAGTCACTACAAAGTATTTCCGCGGCTCTTGGCTATGGGGACAGTGAGATCTTCCCAAAGCAAGTAAAGCTGCATCTAGATAGAGGGGACGTAGGAAACTTTCTTAACTTACCCTACTACAACGCAGAGGAGGGCCTACGGTACGCCTTTCTGGATGATGGGACCTCTGCAACCCTAGAAGAGTTTATCGAACTGTACGAGGCGCATAAGCAGACGCCAGAGCAAATTACAAAGATACAGATCGAAAGCACCGCAAATATATCAGACTTTGAGGGCGGGCCACCGTGTCTCAAGATCTTGGCAAAGATGAAAATATCAGAGGGCGGGCGTAATAACGGCCTGTTCAACGTCGGCGTATTTCTACGCAAAGCTTACCCAGACAGTTGGGAAAACGAAATATTAAAATATAACATGGAATATTTTGAACCACCGCTACCTTTAAACGAAGTGAATATCGTAGCCAAACAGGTTCAGCGCAAAGATTATGCCTATAAGTGTAACGACGCGCCTATAAATGCACACTGCAACAAGGACCTCTGCCGCACCATGAAATTTGGGATAGGTGCGGCGGTTGCGGGTGTGCCGATAGCAAACCTCCGCAAGTACAATTCTTCACCGCCTGTCTGGTTTCTGGACGTAAACGGTGAGCCGTTGGAGCTTGACACCGAGGCGTTAATGAGCCAACCCGCTTTTCAGAAAGCATGTATGGAACAATTAAACATGATGCCACGGTCAGTTGCCAAGCAACAGTGGGAGGCCCGTATCGGAGCGTTACTGTCTGAGATGAAAGAAAACGAAAGCGCAATCGTTGAGGTGGCACAAGATGCCAGTATCAGCGGTCAGTTCTATGATTACCTTGAAGAGTTCTGTTCTTACTTACAGAATGCACAAGACAAAGAAGAGATCCTGTTACGCAAGCCTTGGACGGATGACGAGACGCACCTTACATACTTTAGACTCAAAGACTTTGAGGCGTTCTTACGCAAGAATAAATTCTTTGAATACAAATCGCATAAGGTAGCGCAAAGGCTGAGAGACATAAACGGCGAGTCCACAGTCCTCAAGATTAAGGGCAGAGCCGTCAGGGTATGGCATATACCTTCTTTTGAAAGTGGAGATGTGGACATAGATCCACCCAAATTTGGAAACGAGGCACCATTTTGATAGACGAGTTTAAAAGGACGAGAAACAAAGAAATCGTCCGTATGATTGATGAGCAGCATATGACAGCGACTGCGGTGGGTAAGTGGTTTAACATCTCCAAGCAGCGTGTGTCACAGATATATAACAGGGAAAAAAGCAATGTTCAGGATATTCGGCCCACCGGGAACGGGGAAAACCACGACTCTGCTTAATATGGTGGACAAGGCTCTTGAAGAGGGCACACCGCCTATGAGCATTGCATTTCTTGCCTTTACTCGTAAAGCAGCCACCGAAGCCAAAGAACGGGCAGCGGCACGGTTTAAACTAGATCCAAAGCAAGACCTGTTCTACTTCAGAACACTACACAGTCTTGCACTGACCCTGTCTGACATAAAGCCCGAACAGATCATGCAACCAGAGAATTATAACGAACTAAGCACGGCTATCGGTATCAACCTCGTGTCTGGCAACGTGGCAATAGATGATGACATATCTGATGTTCTCAACAAACACGACCCGATTATTAGCCTGATCAACTTAGCCCGCATAAAGAAGACGCCGCTCCGCGAAGAATACAACCACAGTTCCTTACAAGAGGATTGGAACACTATCAATTTTGTAGCCAAGAGCTTGCACGAATACAAAACCTCTTTGGGTTTGTACGATTACACCGACATGCTGCAAAACTTTGTGGATGACGGACACCGCTTCTGCCCTCCGTTTGAGCTTTGCTTTCTAGATGAGGCACAAGACTTGTCTCCGCTACAGTGGGACATAGCTCACCTGATAGAGCAAAAGACCAACCGCATGTACTGCGCGGGGGATGATGACCAAGCAATCTACCGTTGGGCAGGGGCTGATGTAGAACATTTTATTCATTTAGACGGCCCGTCTGAAACACTGTCTAAATCCTACCGCATACCATCTACTGTCCATGACATAGCGCAGCGGATCTCAAGTCGGATCAAAAACCGATACCCGAAGAAGTATGAGCCTCGGCAAGAGCGCGGCGGTTACTCCCGCATTACCGATCTAAATGAGATAGACATGTCGAGAGACAGTTGGCTTGTACTGGCGCAAGCGGGATATCAACTACAGCCCGTGTCTGCCGACCTACGGTCAAACGGATACCTGTTTACCTATCGCGGCTCACGGTCCATTGGTGAGAAAATAAGTGACGCCGTCAACGGGTGGACTGATTTGCAGAAGGGCAAGTCTGTATCTGGTAAGACAGCGCGAAACATCTACAGCTTTATGTCCGTGGGTAAGCGTATTACCCGTGGCTATAAGAAACTGCCCGCGCTTGAAGACACCGACATGGTAAACCTAGCTGAGTTACAAATACACCACGGGTTGGCAATCGTAGACGAAATGATCTGGTCTGAAGCAATGGATAAGATACCCGATAAAGATAGAGCATACATTACAGCTTTGCTGCGACGCGGAGAGAAATTTAATGGCATCCCCCGTATCACAGTGTCCACGATCCACGGATCAAAGGGTGGTGAAGCTGACAATGTCGTGCTTTTCACAGATTTATCTACAGCGGCTGATGAGGCCATGCAGATGAACCCAGACGATATGCACAGAGTTTTTTATGTGGGCGTTACTCGTACTCGTAAAAACTTGTATGTCGTTGAACCAGAAGATGCACACAGGAGTTATGACTTATGAAATGTTGGCACTGTGATGAAAATGTTGTATGGGGCGGCGATCATGATATCGAAGAGCATGATCACATGTCTGAAGACTATCTAATTGAGACTAACATGTTGTGTCCAAACTGTGGATCTTTTTACCTCGTTTACTATCCAAAGGACAAAGATAATGAAACGTGACGAAATATTGAGGCAAGCAGAAACTCTTATTAACGGTGACCGAGCGCAAGACTACGGCGACGCTAAAGAAAACTTCCAAGACATAGCCGATCTCTGGTCGGTCTTTCTCAAGACTGAAATCAATGCAGAACAAGTTGCCGTCTGCATGATCCTGATGAAGTGCGCTCGACTGATGAAGTCTAACCACATGGACGGTTGGGTTGATATTTGTGGGTACGCTGCCCTTGGCGGAGAAAAGTAATGGCCCTACAAATGCACATGTTCGCTCCCAAAAGCGAGTGGGTTCCTCCGCATGACTTACCTGACCTTACTCAGGCCAAGCGAATAGCAGTAGATGTGGAGACAAGAGATCCAAACATCAAGGCAAATGGACCAGGATGGGCAACGGGAGATGGCGAAGTTGTAGGCTATGCAATTGCAACAGATACATGGTCTGGTTACATTCCAATTCGACACAACGGTGGCGGCAATCTTGACGAGAAAATAGTTAATCGTTGGCTCAAAAAAGTGTTCGAGTGTCCCGCTGATAAAATCATGCACAACGCACAGTACGATGCGGGGTGGATCAGGCGCATGGGGTTTGACCTCAAGGGCAAGATGTTTGACACGATGCTGATCGGATCACTGCTTGACGAGAACAGGTTCAGTTACAGCCTCAACGCTCTAGCTTTTGATTATCTGGACAAAACCAAGTCAGAAAGACTTTTGAACGAAGCAGCCGAAGCATTTGGGCTAGACCCGAAGTCAGAGATGTACAAAATGCCCGCCATGTTTGTCGGCCCTTACGCAGAGGCAGACGCAGAGATTACGCTTGAATTGTTCAACTTCTTTCAAAGCAAGATAATATCTGAGGGCGTGTCTGATATTGTGGACTTAGAAACCAGATTACTTCCGTGCCTAATCGACATGACTTGGCGGGGTGTACGTGTAGATTTAGACAAAGCAGAGCGATTGCGGAACGAATTACTTAAACGTGAGAAGGCTGTCTTACAATCCATCAAGAAACTGACGGGCATGGACGTAGAGATCTGGGCGGCGCAGTCTATAGCAAAAGCTTTTGAAAAGCTAGAATTAAATTATCCACGTACAGAAAAAGATGCTCCGTCGTTTACCAAGTCGTATTTGTCGGACCACGAGCACGAATTGCCGAAGCTAATCGTCGAAGCTCGTAACCTTAACAAGACTTCTGGTACATTTATCAATACAATTCTAAAGCACTGTCGATCAGATGGGCGGATCCATTCGCACATAAACCAAATCCGGTCAGACGATGGAGGCACCGTCTCGGGCCGAATCTCGATGAACAACCCCAACCTACAACAAATCCCCGCCCGTGACCCAGAGTTGGGTCCGATGATACGCGGTTTGTTTTTGCCCGAAGAAGGGGACCAGTGGGCTGCAATAGACTTCTCGCAACAGGAACCACGGATCTTGGTGCATTACGCACATGTATTTGGTCAAAATAGAAACAGCCCGCTCCGCGGGGCCGAAGAGTTTGTAACGATGTACAACTCGGATCCAAAGACTGACTTCCATACAATGGTTGCAGAGATGGCACAGATCCCGCGTAAACAGGCGAAGACCATAAACCTCGGCATGATGTACGGGATGGGCGTTAATAAACTAGCCGATCAACTTGGGATCGAAGCAGATGAGGCTCGAGACATAATTAAACAGTATCATTCGCGTGTTCCATTTGTGAAAGGTTTGATGAACGGCGTGATGAACAGACTGAATGAGAAAGACAGCAAGGGAGAGTTGCGCTCTTTACTTGGACGCAAGTGCCGCTTTCCGCTTTGGGAGCCAGATGGTTTTGAGATGAACAAGGCTCTGCCCTTTGAAGATGCCGTCAAAACATATGGTGATACGGTCAGGCTGAAGAGAGCTTACACGTACAAAGCTTTGAACCGCCTGATCCAAGCGTCTGCCGCTGATATGACCAAAAAAGCTATGGTAGATCTGTACGAAAGCGGGCATTTGCCCCTTATTCAGATACACGATGAGATAGCTATGTCGGTGAAAACTGTCGCAGATGCTAAAAATATTGCCAAGATCATGGAAAATGCGCTACCATTAAGTGTACCCAACTTGTGTGACGTGGAGGTAGGTCCAAGTTGGGGTTCTGCTCGATAGGCTTTGACAAGCTTCTACCTCCCAACTGCCGCGGTTAGCTCCATTACCGCGGCTTTTTTCTTGCAATTTCCCATAACATCTTATATGTTCCTACATAATCAGAGGGGAAATGCTATGGATACAGAAAAATGGAAGAGTGTTTTGGTTCCGATAGAGATTTATCGTGAGATTAAAAAAATTTCTAAGGCCGAAGGGCGTACAATTAGCGGTCAATTACGTTTAATGTTTGAAATTTACAAAAAACATCGTGAAACCGCTTGACTTGTCCCATACAATCGCTTATGTGTGAGACACCTCATAAATATTGCATTAAGCCCCAAGCCTCCGTTTGGGGCTTTTTGTTTTTTTAACAGTAAAGTATAATTAGCTTATGAAATCCGAACACCAAGAAGATTACAACCTAAGTTATCAACTCACTGAAGAGATGCTGAAGGATTTAGCTCATAAAGATTTTTCAGCGGGCG